TTTCTTGCTGTATTCATCGTTCAAGGCTTTGTCAACGATCTTGCCAACAGCACGCATTTGAGTTGGATCAGCAACTTCAGCGCCAGTTTCAGCCGTCATGCGTTCAAAATTGCGAACAATGTCTTGCTTCTTACCTGCTTCAAATCTTCTCATTTGTTCAGACAACTGAGTCTTTGCATCTTCTGAAATGCCAGTAACCGCACCACGCTGAACTTCAGATTCAAACTGTTGCTTTTGCAAGTTGCGCTCACGCTCACCAGCCGTGGCGCGGATGCCAAACTGCTCTAAACGCTGCTGGCGCATCAAGTCTTCTGCCGTGCTAGCTGCGCCCATGCCCACCATGTCTGGTTGCTTGCGGGTCATCACATTGGCTAAAACATTTTGCACTGGTGCAACGGCCTGTGAAACTACTGGCCGCACAGCAGCCGCAGTTTGCCGCACGGCGGGGCCAGCCAAAGCGTTTAACGATGTGCCAAGACTGCCACCTAAGACTGGAGGCAGACTCTCTGTCACTTTACCAACAGCGCCAAGAATGTCTCTAGAAGTTTGGGTGCGGGGCTGGTAAAACTGAGCCTGAGTCTTTGCCGCCATTGCCTCACCCGCCGCCTTAGCTGCTGGTGATCCTTGTGGCGCAGGGCTAGATAGTTCGCCGTAAATTCTTGCCGGTATTGAAGCCAAACCACCAGCAAGGCCACCAACAAATGCCGCAGGCGTTTCAATCACGCCCATGATGCGGTCACGCATGGAGACTTCTGGTTGAGCAACGCCAGTTATGCGGCCTTCGCCGCCTGGTATCAGCGCTTCAGCACCAATCCCAATGGTCTTATAAAAGTCCATTTTAGGAATGGTTGAATAAAATTTTTGGTGCAGCGAGTCAGCCAACTTGACATCTGGCACCTCGTTGTACTGAGGGTACTGTGCGCGAAATTCAGCAAGCGTTGCCATTTAGTTTCCTTTAAGAAGTCCTAATGGATCGTTTTCGCTACCCGCACCGCTATCCAAACCCTCAAGAGCTTTTTTCGTGGCTTTAGGCACTCGGCTATAAGTATTTTCAAGATTTGTTGCGCTGCGCTTTAACATATCTTCAATAACTTTAATCTGTGCTTCAAAACCCTCTTTAGTCGTAAATTTACCAGACCATGAAGCAGGGTTGGTGAGTTGCGACTCAATGATACCCATGTCAGGGCCGGTCAATGCGCCAAGTGTGTACAAGTCTTTGACGCCCATTAACAGGGCTGTGTACTTAGCTTGCATTCTGGCCGTGTCTTGACCAGTTGGAATAAATTTAGCGCCTGTAAATACATCTCTAGAAACTTCTTTTCTAAAGTCTTTAAGTGAGCCAGCCAAACCAGACAGTTGCAAATCCGTATCGTTAAATTTAACTGGTGCTTCTTTTGGCTTGCCCATCAATGGTTTACCTGCGGTAGGTGTTGCGCCAGCCAAAGGCGCTTGAGGTGCAGACACCCGAGCGCCAGGCATACCAGCACCGCCCGCTGCTGGAGCAGCCGCTGGAGCAGCACCGCCACCAATAGTGACAGGGAACGCTTGCAGTGTGCGCTTGTTGACGCCAACCACTGAGCCGTCATCTGCTTCTCTGATTTCAAAGCCAGGGTTGGCTTTTTCCCAGTTAAATTTGTTTTGATCAAACGCCAAACGAGCAGCAGCATTTGTGTCCGCAAAGGTTTTAGTCTTAGCAATTGCCGCCATACCCGCAACGGGCAACCCGTAGCCAGGCAATGCTGGGTTGTCTTGAATTGGGATAATTTGACCGCCTGCTTCTTGGCGTGCAATTTTTGGCAACATTGTCACGAGCTTATCTTTAGCGTCTAATAGCTGCAAAACTTTGTTGACGCGATATTGACGAAACAATTCAGGCGTCATGCCTTGTAGCTGTTGAATTTCAGCCGCCCCGTCTTGTGGCTTAAACACACCGTCTTTTATTGCATCCGTAATTTTTTGGATTGCTAACTCAGGTGTTGACGCATCGCCTATAGCGCCCCAAGCAAACTTTAGCTTTTTGTCTTGCAACCCAAAATCACGCTCGCTTATTTGCGATTTGACATTTTGCATGCTCAGCGTTGCTGCGTCTTGCTCAGATAACGATTTGGCAAGAGCTAAACCAGTTTTACCAAATTGCGTTAAGCCAGTGCGTGTGTCGGGCGAAGCTAAATCCCTACCACGCAAGAAATTACGAGCGCCTTCTTCTTCTCCGCGAGCGCGTTCGTACTCTTGAATTTTTAGCGCGTTCAATTGCTGCGCTTGTTGGCCGCCTTGAATCTGCTGTATGGCCGCGTAGTCAGCCAGCATGTTTGGTTGCTGAATTTCCGGTGCGCGAAAACTCATCGCAATGTTGGGATTTACAAGTGCCATGATCAGTCCTTAACCAAGTCCAACAGAAGCGTTGTAGCCAGAATAAGGCTCTGTGCCTATGTACCCACCTCGGTTGCCAATTGCTTGTGACAACAAAGCATTGCGCTGTTGCCCTTGGCCGTAGTTTATGTACTGACCCAAGCCCTGCGTCAGCGCGTTAACGCCGCCCATGTAACCAGAGGCACGGGCCTGCGCTGCTTGACCGCCAGCTTCACCGACACCAGTTGCCATTGCTTGACCAGCTTGGCCTAGCTGGCCCGTAGAGGTTTGAGCCATACCGGCTAAAGATTGCAGCGGGTTAAGCCGCGCCATATTTTCAGCCTGATATCGATTAAAAGCGTTCAGGTACTCTGCGCTGCCCATCTCTTGGCCGTAGCGTTGCGCGGCCTTGAGAGCGCCGCCAGACATCAACCCGCCACGGGCGGCAGATTGACGATCAAGTGCTTTCTGGCCTTCGGACAAACGGAAACCGTAGCCTGGGTCTGCTCGAAACTGTTCCATGCTAAACGGCGTGTACCTAGACGCCGCTTCCAGTTCTGGCAACGCACGAACGCCGGCCTCGCGGAACGGGGCTTGCAATTCAACTTGGCGGTTAAATTGTTCTTGTTGCAGTTGAGCCGCACGGTCAGCCGCACTGGCTTGTGTACGCGCTGCTTTATTAGCCATCGTGCCGCCTATTACAGCGCTACCTAAAATTGCTGTTTCAATGCCCATTTTTAACTCTCCTTAACCAACATACCGCCAACAGACTCTTTAAACCCAAGCCGTTTTAAAACATCGTACATGTAATCATGCCCAGGGGTAACTTTTGTGGTCACTCTACCAGACTGAAAAAAGTTTTTCCACAGACTTTTTGTTAGCCACTTTTTGCGCCACTCTGGCAACACTGAAATGTGTAACTCATCATCTTTTTTGTACACCGCACCAATGATGTCCCCATCGCGTTTAATCGCGCTTATTGTCCAATCTTTTACCGCAGCGCAATAATTCTCAAACGACATGGGGGTGCTCCAATCCGTTGCCTCGTAGCCTACCCGAAGCGCTGCATCTCGATCATCTAATAATTGCGTTGGCATCAGATTATTCCAAAAGCAGGTTGTTGTTGGACGCAGCTTGCATGATGACCCAATTTGTGCCGTCTGACACCATTGTCGCCCAATTTCCCACAACATCCAAGAGAATTGCCGTTCCAGCCGAAGTGCTGTCCAGCGGCACGACATTGCTTGACGCTGACACCAGAAACTGCGGCTGCATATTTTTGAAGGTGACCTGGCGTCCAGTGTAGGACGATGGCGTTGGCAGGGTGACAGTACAAGTCGAGCCTGACTTGTTGTTGATGACCCAAGACTCGCCATCCGCTAAAGTAAAATTTGCAGTCTTGGTGACCGGCGCGGAAGCGGTGCCCGTTGCCCAAGCTGGCACGCCAGCGGTGACGGTTAACACTTGCCCCGTTGTCCCTACCGGCAGTCTTGTCAGCGTGGTCGTGGTGTTCGCATACAGTAGGTCGCCAACAGCGTATGAGGCAAGCCCCGTGCCGCCATTGACGGCAACCAGCGTGCCAGCAAGCGTTACAGCGCCCGTGGTGGCCGTTGCGGGGGTTAGGCCACTGGTGCCGCCCGACCAGCTTAAAACGCCTGAGTTGGCGACAGAGATCGTTCCTGACCCATTGGTGACGGCAATGCCCGTGCCAGCAGTCAAAGTTCTTAGCGTGTACCCCGTTCCATTGCCGATCAACAACTGGCCGTTGGTGGGGGTAGAACTTAGCCCTGTGCCGCCGTTGATGACGGCCGTAATTCCTGTGCCATCACCAGTGAGCACATACTGGTTATAGAAAAACCTGTACCACTCCCTAGACATCAGCCCTGTTTTTGGGTCAATCAACGCAACACGGGGGGCCGTGATTTGCGTGATATTAGGCGTTGTAGCCATTATGCGTTGGTGGGGCTAATCAATAATTCAGCGCCCATGATGGCCGTTTTAACTGGGTCAGTCATTGACACTTCGTAGACCCGATCCCGCAGCTTAAGCGTCATGCCGAGCCTGCGCCAAAAGACACGGCGGTAGTACTCGCCAATCTTGCCCATTTTGCTCAAGTGCTCATTTGACCATGTGTGGCCGCCGTCATCCGAAAAGCGCAGCATGATCTCAGGGTCGCTGCCTTGGCCGGTGACCAGCCCAGTGCCTGACTCACAGTCCAGTTGTAGGCTGTGTTGCGCCGTGCGCTTGAGGTTGTTTTGACCCGTTGGCAATGCTCTCCATGACCGCAACCACTTTTGGATGCCGCCATTGTCAGCGTATACATCAAGGTCAAGGGTATAGATGTTGCCGTTTTCAAAGTCGCCAACTACCGTGTTGCCGCCAAAATTACATTGGCAGTTGCTGCGGTGGCGCGTAAATTCGCCGATTGCGGTATCCCAGCCCGCCCGTTCGTGCCACGCTTGCGTAGCCACATCGTAGACCCAAGTGGCGTTGGCCGAGGGGAATGTCAGCACATAGAAGGCGTGGCCTTCTTGCTGGTAGGTGTAGGCAATGGCGTCCGAGATGTTGCCGTACTGAGCAATGGCGTACTCAATGGCGTGCGTAGAAACGCGGACGCCAGTGTAGCCATTGGCGCGGTAGACAATGCCCTGCCCACGGGCGTCCGTGCCAAGCCAGAACAGGCCGTTGTCAAGTTTTGCGATAGAGAACGCGGCTACGCATCCAATTTCGTTAAAAGCGCCTTGGATGCGCGTTAAAGGGAAGTCAGTTTGCCCAGCGTCATACCAGACCTCAATTGAGTCAGTGCCAAACAGCCATGCCTCGCGGTGGTCTACATTGACGGCAACTAGCCCATCAGGTGAGCCTTCGGCAGATGCAAAATCAAGGGGGTCAACTGAAGTGCCGTCAAGCAATTGAGTCACCCACACTTTTTGGGAGTCGGGTTCGTTGTAAACAAAGTACCCGTCCAAGTAGCCCACAGTCACGGCGCCCGTAAAGTCAGGGTCGGTGATCTTGGCAAATACGTTGGTGACTTCGTTATAGATAAACCCGTCAGGATTGCAAGCCAGAAAGATTTGTGTGCCATTGTCAGCAATCGATACGGGGCCAGTGCCGGTCACCGTGCCCAGCAAAGTGGGCGTAGCGGTCAATCCGGTGACTTTATAGAACTGAGTGCCGGACACAACATAAAAGTCGCTGCCGTTGGTCTGGTGCGCCCACAGCGCCCGAATTGGGCCAGTGCCTATGGTTTGCTGGAATTTAAGGCCGGGGGCGCGGTTAAGAAACGCCGGTTCCTTGCCGCCCTCTGGAACGACTTCGGGGAACAAGTTGACCATGCGGTTGTCCGCAGCGTTGATGCTGCGGGCAACGTAGCTTGACCCAAGGATCGGCGTCTTCATCAGTAATTGCCAGCATAGATGTTGAACCGCTGCCGAGTCGCCACAATGGCGTAAGGCATTGACATCACATCGTCAGGGTTGTTGATGCGTTTTAAGTTGCGCTTACTGGTCATGGCAATGCGCTGCACTTGGGGGCTTGGCTCGACACCAAACTCAGGTGCGATTTCCATTGCCAAGTTGTAGGTGAACGCACGCAAGTAGCCTGGCGGGAATAGCAAGTTAGTCACCAGCGTGGCTGGGTTGCTCAATTCTTGCACTGACACAAAATGCCATTCCAGATCGCGTGTAGGTTGCGGGTAGATCGTCATCGTAACGTCAGGGTAAGTCATGTTTACAAAAATGACTTGCGGATACGTTGACGTTACGGTTTTTACCGCAATACCGTTGTACTGCTGCTGGTTGATAAACTTGACGCCAAACGACACGTTTGTGCCAGGGTCACGAAAATAAGTTGACTCGTCTAACAGCACGGGGCGCAGCCCTATGAAGTTACCAGAAGGGCCAAGCGTGCGAGTAATTTGCCCCGCGGGCCAAGTAAAGGTTTGATCTTGTGTGCAGAATACAGACAGGCGCTCAGTGTTCCATGAGTCAATCATCTGATTCATTGCCATCAGACTGTCTTGCATGACAGACGCCGATGACGTTTCGCCTTCAGCTAGCACACCAAGCAGCCGAAGCGCTCTGGTTATCTGATCGCCCGCCGTGTAAATCGCCATGATCAGACTCCTTCGGCTACAGCCTTACGTGTGTATTTGCGCTTGACTTCTAGCGCGTTCACCGCTACTTCAGGTTCTGATGCGGGTGCTTCTGGATTGTAGCGTGTCCAGCCGTGTGTTTCATCAAACACGGCTTCAAGTTCCATAGTGGCGACTTTACGCCCGTGGACGGGATGCTGAAGATAAATGTTCATAAAAAAAACGGGGGCCGAAGCCCCCATTTGGTTAGGATGCTACCAATGGAACAGAATACCACTGGGTGGTGGAAGATGCCACCAACAATGAACTGGTAAGGTTTGTGATGCTATACGCACCGTTGGCCGCAACTGCATTAACTGCCCCGCCAGTGGCGGGGTAGATATTCAGCGCTCCGGCAGCGGTGTTTTTAACAATAACTACCATACCAGCAACAGCCGTAGGCAATCTAACGCCTTTTGTGCCGTCAGCAGCAGAGACGACGTTCAAACCTTCAGCTAGTGCAGCAGCATTGCCTTGAGTACTGCCAGCCGCCGCAACAGCAGCAACAGGAAGACGAATGGCGCCGGTTGAAGTGCCAGCTATGGTCGTAGCAGTTATGGTCGTAGCAGTTATGGTCGTAGCGGTTACCGCTTGCAACGCTGACGCGCCGGTGACGGTTACGCTATCAAATTCAGGGTCGCTATACGCGACGCCTACAGCTTTAGTATTTGGCATGGTGTTCCTTTAGAAAGACGGGGCCGAAGCCCCATCAGATTTAGGCAATGCGGTACGCAGTCCAAGTACCATCGCCGGTTTTACGAGCGAGGAACCGGCCCGAAGTGTTTTCCAACACAACAGCGTTGCCCACAATTGTCCAACCAGTACCAACAGCCAAAGTGACTTGGTAAGAAAGGTCAACCACCACAATAGCAAACTCAAAAGCAGCGTTTACTTTTGATGCAGCCGTGATGTCAGCTTCCACCAATGCCACGGTGGGCAGTGTGGCGGTAATGTCAGCAGCAGAGTCGCTGGTAAACAAACCGTTTGACAGTTGGGCTGCGGTCAAAGTTACGTCAGCAGTCAGGGCCGTGGGGGCGCCCTGAACCGACAGAACAGCTTCACCGATATTGCCATCACCAAGCTGGTAGCCACCAGCGCCATTAGGGAGTGCCATGATAATTTCCTTAAAAAAGATTTAAAAAACGCCCCCGAAGGGGCATTAGGTTTAGCCCCAGATGCGGCAGGCCATTTGTGGACGGATGGTGCTGAAGCCGTACAGAACGTCAATACGGCAAGGCATACGGTCGTTGTTGATGTCGTACTGACGAACAACGCGCAAGCTGATACCGTTGTGAACGGCACGAGCAGCCATGTCAACGCCTTGTGGCAGCAACAGGTCAGCAGTAGCGAACGTGATGGCGTCTTTGTGGTAGACCAAGTTCTGAGCGTACTGAGTAGAAGCAGTGCCCACAAAGGTCACAACGCCACCAGTTGCAGGCAGCACATCAACAGTAGCCAGAGCGTGGTTGGCCGAGTACATCGGAGCAACAGTCACAGTCCAAGTGCCACCCACGGCAGTAGCCGTAGTCAAAGCCACAAATTGGAACAAAGAACCAGTAGACTCACGGGTCTGTGGGTTGACAGCATTGCAAGCACTGACCGTGAACACGTCACCAGCATTGATTGTGGTGACTACAGAACCTTGTTCCAACAGAATGGTAGAAGCGCCTTCGGCAGTAACGCCTGGGGTCTTAACCAGTGTGGACGCGGTGGCGCTACGTGAGCCAGTGGTGTGCTGCTTGATCGACTGAGACATGTTGACTTCATCAAAGCCCAACACGCCAGTGCCCATCATGCCGTTGCGAAACTGCTTGGAGATAGTGTCGGTCGGATTGAACAGACCTTTCATACCTTCAACCAGACCAGCGTTGGCTGCTGGGTTAACAGTAGCGTAACGTGGCGACATCACAGCAGCGTTTTCGTTCAGCTTTTGTTGGGCTTGGAGCAGCACCAGCGAAGTTGAAGGAGTAGTGCCAGGCGTGCCAACGGTATTACCGATGGTTTTGTACGCATTGGCAACGTCAGCATCAATGCTGGAGGCCAACTGGCTAATACGCGGCTTGAGAACACGCTCTGCGAAGTCGTCCAATTGCATGGTCAATTCAGCAGATGTGAAGTTGACACCGATGTGCTTTTGGGTAGAAACAGCCAGAGTGGTGAACTGCTCGTTGTCGTCCTGAACTTGCAGGGCGGCGCCGTCAGTA